TAATGTCGTAACATCGACTTGTTCTGGATCCCCTCCAATTTCAGGCACTGCCTGCAAACCTTCGATTTCTTTGAAAGTTGCGCTTTCACCTGTTCCTTGCTTCATTGAAAGCTTTGTATCCTTAGTCAACAACCCGGCAAATAATTGTAAGTTTAACGGTAAAATTGTTTTCTTCATGGTATTTCCTCCTAATTATTGGTATACAAAAAGCGTTCGGTTATCTACCACTCCTCGGAATGTTAGAATCGAACGCTTCAATGCATCTTGATTGCCATCATCACTGGCTATATTTTTAAATCCTATTTCTTTCAAAACTTTGATTATTTCACTCTGTATTTCTGATAATGATTTGTTTCCATATAAATCAACTTTTACTGTCCATTCAGTTAATGCTTCGTTGTCGGAAATATCTTTCTTGTGTGGTTTTGCTTTTGTCGAATAAATTGCTGCAGGCATTTGCGACCATGTATTGGGATATTCAGCAGATACGAGCTTTAGCTCAGTAACCTTTTTCAACTGAGTAACAATATCAGACTTTATGTTATAACGCTCTGTCATAGTTTTCTCAGTCCTTCCTGCACACGATCTTTATAAATGTCAGCAGCCATTTCAACTACTTCTTTCATTGACGGATATAGCCAAGGCCTAGCCGGCTGCCCACGAGTCATAAAGAAGTCTTGACCTTTGATAGTTACTCTTGGAATGCCGTACACTGTCTCAAGATCAACTGGTGTTTTATGGACAGGGATAAACCACCGTTCAGTTGTATAGACTGGATTGACTCCTGGTGGCAAATCTTTTGGAGATTCGGCCCCAACAGGTCCAGTACCAAATTCACGAAACAACGCTTCAATCTTGTCTGACCACACACGACCGATTACTTTGCCTTTACCATCAATTACGACTTCTTGTTTTGGAGAGCCGCTTAATTCGCCTGATCCATACTTAATTGACGATTGCAGACGACTTGATGCTCTCGCTACAGTTTCATCTACAATGTCAAATGTTGCTTCGAAAACAGCATCTTCCATCACTTTTGGAATCGCTCGTATTTTCGACATCAAACGGTCAGCACCTCTGAACTCAACGCCCATCTTCATCACCTAGTTTCTTCAAGGTCACATTGCAATGAGTGGAAAATGTTTGAATGGCTACAATTTCATAGTCTGGTGCTTTATCTTTACTCACATAAAGACATATGCCATCTTTTTCATTTTTCCCTTCTTTGATTTTGTCGCCCTGATATTTACAGGACTTGATGTAAGGAAGGCTTTGACCATATACAGAAGCCATGACTTGTCCGCCCGCAGATTGAACATTCATCTCTAGTTCGGTGGAATCGTCGGAAAACCCTGTTTGAGAGTTCCCTTCATCATCCTGACCAGTCAGACGTTCCTTATGGAAAACAGTTGTAAGATCACGTTTCCTTAGGCGCATAGAAACTCACGACCTTTCCCAATCGGTGATTGTTCAGCCCGGATTTCAATTTATCAGGAATATCAGTAATGAACGTGTGAGAGATACCACCTTCAGAACGAGCAGTATCTCCCTCATTTCCCTCTTGATTCCAAGTAATCACGACCAGCTGGCGGGCATAGTAATAAAGCTGGTCATTCATCTGTTCAGTAGTGCGACCAGTGTAATCAAGAATGAGGATAATCGCATCCTCTAGCAATGCTTTGATTTTAGTTCTCTCCTGTTCTTGAACACCATCAAGGCGATTCATCAATACATCTGTGTGTTGTTTCAGCAACTCCTCATTCATTTTATTCACCTCTTATTCGCCGCTTCCGCCTCCACCAGGTACGGTAACATTAGGAACATAAAGTTTATGTTTAAATTGGACAATTCGAACATTTTTAGGTTCATAAACACGTTCCCAGTTTGCTCCTGTTCCTAATTCAGCATTTGTTGGTGAAGATCCTGCAACAGAACTATTTTTAAATTTCACTCCACGAGGGTGAAGAATAAAATGTTGACGGTTGATTAGAATATCATCTCCTGCCAATGCGACACGATCAGTTTCAGTTGGAACTGGTGCAGCGCCATTTCCTAAACCAATGGCACCTTGTCCAAAGATATAAGACGTAAATACATCTCCGTCCACAGGCATGCCATCATCTACGATTACTCGTTTACCCATGTAAGTTGGAATAGGTTTATTCTCAGAATCCAACGAAAATTCAATTAAGTTCTGTTTCCGAAGATTCGCATAAACGGAAGAATGGACCCCAATAGCTGTTAGCTTTTCTTCTGCGTCTCCTAGTTTGTAAGAAGCATCTAAGAATGTTTCCCCAGTAAACGCAGCCGCATTCCCTGTTAACGCGGAAATATCTAATGAATTACCAGTCATTTTAGTTCCAGAAGCGGCATAGATTCCTTTTAAAATAGAAAGTAACGTTACTTGCTGACGGCGGGCCCAATAAGCAGCCACCAAATCTCCAATAGCCCGCATTGGATCGTCACCAGAAAGTGCTTTTGCCAAATCGTTGGCCTTCCAAGCCTTACCACGCATTAAGAGAACCGCAACGTCTTGGCTGGCAACGATTTTATCAGTATCTAGCGGATCAGTGTCAGATAAAACTTCATCATCCCCAGACAAATCTTGCCAAAATGGCATATTGATCAATTTACCTCCAGCTGTTGCAAGTGCGTCGAGCTCAGGATTTTTAGTAACGATTCCAGATTGATATAAAGCAGATAATTCTGCTGTACGTTCAATGACGTATTTGTTAAAAACTTCAGGTACGATGACATCTTCAATTTTTGTCTTTGCGGCAAATAATTGAAGATCTATTTTTAGTAATGATTTTTCCATTTTAATTCCTCATTTCTATTTTTTGTTTGCTAGTGATTGCAATGCTTTCGCACGTTCCGGATCTTCTTTAAATAAGCGCCCTTGCTCAGTTAAGTTTAAAGTGTCCTTAGCAAAAGGATTCGCTTCTGTCTTGTTCGAACCAGCTCCCAGCGGATTGTCTACAGAGTCCAATAGTGCTTGGTCAACGGCTACTTTCAAAGCTTTGTCCCATTCGGATTTGAATGACTTCACATCCTCAATAGCTTCTTCTGCAGTGTTCCCTAGTATACGGGAAGCTAGAATACTTGGAATTCCAATTTCTTGAAGCTGTTTACCCTTTTCTACTAACAATTGTTCTTGACGGAAAACCGCTTTTTCTTTTTCAAACTCATCTTTTTCTTTTTGAATGATAGCTTTTTGGCGTTCCTCTTCAGAAAGTTTTGCAAGTCGGGCAGCTTCATTTTTTTCTTCTTCGATACGTTGCTCGATTTCAGTCTTTGATTCTTTTTCCCATTTATTTTTTTCTGCTGCTATCATTTTAGCGATATCTGAACGCGTAAAAGTTTTTTCCTTCATTTCTTCATTTGTTTCGTCCTCCAGAGTTGTTTCTTCGGCCGCCAGTTCATCCTCTGCGAAGAGCTGAAGATTCCAAGAAATAATTTCCTTATTTTTCATTCATTTTTCCTCCAGTCATTACGTGACTAATCGAATCTCGTTTTACGGTCGGCACCGAAACAGCTACAATTTATAACGCCCTGAGCAGTAGAGGGCATAATAAAAAGCCTAGCAACAACTAGACTTCCATCTCTTGTATTAAATATCCTTTAGTTGTCAATTATTCCTCTTATCTCGATACTTCTTTTTTAAATCTTGCCATCTCTTTTTATTCCCGTACTTGATATCTTGATAATCGTCTAATGTTTCAGGAGTTTCAACTTTCCCAAGAACACTTTTGAGTTGCTTATATTCAATTAAATCTTTCTTTCTATTAATGACCCTTTTCTTCTGATTTTCTATCTTTCTATCAGAATATTTTCCCTTAAGCCGTTTCATCCAATCATCGTAAGTATCACGTTGTTCAATTGTCATTGTTTTATTGGTAAACGGATCATTTGCTGTTCGTTTGCCTGCCAGTGATCGTTTTCCAATATAAGCAACAGCTATCGTTCTGCACCAAGGATGAAACGGTGGGTATGTTCCGGCTGCTCCATTAACAACAGCTTCGGAAAGAAGATAAATCTTTCCGTCTTTGCCCTGACAAATTTTTGAAGTCCTGAAATCTAAAACAGCAATAAGTCGATACTCTTCAACACCTCTGTCTTGCCACGCTTTAAGCTTTGCTTGATTCGCCATGTAATTGGCCTCGGTTCGTATTAAACGCTGAGCAACGCCAATTGAGCGGTCAAATTCTCCCGCTATTGCTCTAGCCATTTCAAACTCAGACATGCCCGTCATAGATTCAACAGTGAACAGCTCTTCAAGACGTTTTGCCAATGCTTCAGTATCTTTCCATAGCCGTTTTGAATAGTTCGATCCGTGCCAATGGGAATCAAGGATGTTCTTGGTGTACTTAGTGGAAAGCTCCTTAAACTCATAATCAGTTTTCCTGTATTTAAGGTCATTCCAAACTTCAATTGGTACTCCACGCTTTTTAGCTTGTCTAAATGTCTCTATTTGTGAGTCATACTTTTGACCATCCCAAACATTTATAATCGAATCGTTCTTCGCTTGCTCGATTTGTTGAATTACTGCTTCTGCCGTTGCTTCATTATAAGAATCATGTATGACATCAATATAGAAGTCGGTGGACTTGCTCAGTTGTACATCAGCAATTTGTTTAGAAACTAAAAAAGACTTAGCTTTCAAGTCTTCGGCTCTTGTTATTCGCTCTTTAAACGCTAGACCGTTCAATCGTTTTATTGCTGATTCTTGAAGATCAGGATTAGATACATCATCAGCAAGTTTTCTGAGTTCTACCAGTTCGTCAGGCTGTACAGGTTGATTAAGCAAGGCTCTCGTTTCTTCCTCATCCATTCCTGACCGTTGCTTTGCTCGACTGAATAAATTTCTTGCTTGTCTTGTTAAATAGCTCTGAGCTTGACGGTACGCTGATATAACTTTTTGTTCGACTTTTTGTGCAGCATCGTTAATTTTCTTCTCTTGCTTGATGCTTCGATCGAGCCAATAAGAGTCATCTTGTTTTTGTTTCTTTTGAGCCATTTAATCAGCTCCAATCACCTCTACCGAAACATGTTCGGGATACTTTTGCTGAATATCATACAACCCGCAAAGCAACACTTCTACTAATACGTTATCAATCTCATTAGGATTAAGAATTGACACTCGTTGATCGTGTAACTTCACATAAGATTTACATAGCATCTGATTAGTAATCGTAATAAATAATGCTGAAACACCTGCACAAACAATGTCCTTCCCTGGTTCAGCAAAATAAGCATGACCAGTAACTTCATACTCAATAAATGAATTGTTATTCTTTTTGAAGGTTGCTTTGATCATCATCTTCCTCCTCTGGCGGATCATCCAAATCTGAATTACTATCTTGCGCTTGAACTCCCATTGCTTTTTTCTGAAGTTCGATCTTTTCCTCTTTTTCGAAATTCAGTTGTTCAATTACTTCGTCCACATCGTCAATGTCCGGCAACCAGCTAAGCAAAACTTTTAGCGGTAAAATGCCCGCATTATATGCTGCTACAATCTGATTGATAATATCGCTAGTGTTGACTGGCAAATTAGGTTTTAACTTAATCTTAGTACCTGTTGTATCTAATGATGAATCCTTAATTTTGAGGATATTTTCGAACAGTTGCAGGCGCTGTCGTAACCCCTTGATCATATAACGTGACTTAACTGACATAAGTTGCAATAAACCAAATAACTTATATTTCATTGCTTCTCCGCTAATATTTCCAGCAAATTTTTCATCGTTCATATTAGGGACATACGTTACCTTATGGATATCATCTAAGATCGCTTCTCTGAGAAGGTTTACCCCGTCTTCGTTTAGTTCCTTTGTTAGATAATCTGCAGCAACCTCAGATGGTTTAGCGCTTGTTTGAAGCATTTTTTCGCTTGCCAACTTCGCGCCATCTCCATCTTGTAATGTAAAACCACGGATAAATAGAATTGCGTCTACAAAAGCTTCTTTGTCATTCAGACGATCTGATTCGAGCAGATTATACGCATCGATTAATGAAATAGCTTGCTCAAAATCACCTTGTTTCTCCTCGTTATTCCGGTATTCAATAACCGGAACCTTTTTGAAAAAATGCTGTTTTGCATCGATTAATAAATACTCACCGAATTCTCTCGATTGTGTTTTATAAGTGATAACACGGTTGTCGTTATAATACTTTACGATATAATGATCAATTCCGCCTTGTAGGTCGAACACTGGTTGGTAATGCACTGAAAATAGAGGATTCTTATCAACGGTATCATCTGTAACTAAAAAGATTCCTCTTGGATCAATACACTTAATACGCATTTCGGTTGTATTTACTTCTTTCCCTCTCGCAAGATAAAGCAGTTCATAGGCAATACCAAACGTAGACAAATCTTTTTCTAGTTCTGTGTCATGCGATACGATATCCAACTCGTCAAACGCATCTAATACAGGTTGGATATTTTTGTTTGCATCTGAAACATAGGAGATAGGATTTCCAACCATGAAACCAACATTCATATCAACTACATATTTCGCATGATTGACAAGTATTTTGTTATTAGGTGCAGCTTCATTTTCTTTTTTACGTTTCGTGATATCATGCTTGCCATCGTAATAATCTGATAGTTTTTCTAACCGTCTCAACATTTTCAAATGCTCTTGGATGCAATAATTAAGCAGTTCAGCAGTTGGATTGTTTAAATCTCCAGCTATTTCTCTGTTTACAACAATTGCCATTTTCTCACTCCTTTAGTTAAACCCGAATTGTACTTTATTAACAATCTCAGCTGTTTTTGCATTCACTACTTCATTTGTATAAATTGCGTATCTCAAAGCATCTAAAACATCATCAAACAGTTTAATAGGTTCGCCTTTCTTTTCATCCCAAACATATTGATAAATTTCACCAGGGAATTTGCTAACTTTATCCCTACAAACGAATAGTCTGTCTTGCTTGATTCTTTTCGCTACCGATTCAACACCACTCAATCGAGCTTTTTCTCCATCAAAAGCTTCAATGTGTTCCCTTCTGAACCTGGCAACATGCTCAGGTCTCGCCGAGTCACAATAGAAGGGCACTCGTGAGCCGTAACGCTCTTGAATCCCCTTCGCGATTTCTACCCAATAATCTATTTCTTCGTGTTGTTTTGCGTGTTCTTCAATTAGGAATGCTGTTCCATCGTCGGTCTCTCCGATAACAACAATACTTCCCCAATGCTCATAACCCCAGTCCACTCCACAATAAAACTTTGATAGACTTGGCAGGTCATCTGAACGAATATAATGCTTACTCGCATCGAAATCTTGATAAACAACTCCATCTGCGGAGACCCACAAACCTTTAATGTCTCTATCGTAAAACATGCCGCTAGGTGTACTTTCCTTAATATTTGTTCTGTACCTCTCAGATAAAAAGACATTGTCGTCTAATTGGAAATGGAATGAACGAATATTGCTGCTAGATTTATCAATGTATTCTTTTTTTAACCAATGTTCAGGGTTATCAGGGTTAGTATCGGCAAGTATCCTTGCATCAGTACCAGAACAGCGAGAAACGATTTCGGCAAACACTTCTCGTTTCGCTAGAGACGCTTCATTAATGTATGCCCCAAACGCTGTCATCCCTCGAACCGCGCCTACCCCAGATATGTTCCCGGTGTATGCCTGAACTACTTTTACCCCAAATAGTTTGAAGTTTCCATGTTTGTCAAACTTTGGATCGATGTTATACATGTTGTAAAGCTCTTGTAAAACATTTTTCTGAATAGTTGCGCTAGAAACACCAGCAAGTATATACATTGGTTCTTTGATATTCTCTCGATCAGCAATCTTACGAACCCTACGCAACTCAAACAAGAAAAGGTCGTTGTTAATTTTGGTTTTTCCCGATCTTTTTGCTCCATGTAAAAGAGCGATAAACCACTCTTGATTTACGGTCTGATTTAAAACTTCAATCTGTTTTTTAGAATAGACATCAGTCAGAGCCATCTAACTCACCACTAATCTTATTCATTAATTCGTCAAGTTTATCTTCTGTAGTCTCGTTCACATCAGAAGATTGTTGCGCTTTGCTGATTTGTGCTTCACGAAGTTTGTCTCCACCAAGGTACTTCATTAATTCACTCATGGCCTTCTGCTTGTCGTATAATTTAACTGAGACGCCATCTTTACCTTTTTTGACTTCCTGAATAAGCGTTCCGTCAACCTCATCTGAGTTTTTTAGGGCTACAAACGTTGTTAAGTAAGTTATTGGTTCACCTGTTTCTGGGTCTAACACAGGTACAGGTTTCATATTCTCATCAAGCTCAGTTTCTACTCTTGTCTGATTGCCGAACTCAGTAAAGTCGGTAATGTCTGAAAAGGCCTGCTTAACATATTCTTTTACTAAGTCTTTCGCTGTAACAAAGGTGTCATGTTGCAGTTCCCCTTTGAGCTTATGCAACTCTTCTTTAACACTAGCATTTACTAGCAGCCTGCTTCCGTTTGCATTAGCTGTCTTGTAATCAACGTCGTAAGCTTGCTGATACGCTTTTGTCGCATTGAAGTGTTGCAAATAAAAAAGACAGAACATTTTCTGTTGCTCTGTCAGATCGTCATTATCTATGACTGGTTGCAACTTTTTTTGTGTGCGCCCTTTTTCTTTTTTGTGTGCACCCTTTTTAGGTGGCGGATCACTAGCTTGTTTCTGCTTATTCCACTTCCTAGACTTCCAAGCTTTGACAGTGTTAATGGATACATCGTACTTCTCAGCGATATCTTTATACTTCATACCTTCTTGTCTGTCCTTATAGGCTAACTCCCATTTTTCCACACTAGCTCCACCACCTTTCTATATGTATTTACT